CATCGGCAGTTGCTCAGACTCAAATAATGGGGGTGTATTTACCATGAGAGATTCTTTTGATAACTACATAGACCATCGTTTCGAGAAGCTCAAAGAGATCATAGAGACGAGCACATACGGTGAAGTGTCGGCGGTGAATGATAATACTATCGACGTGTATCTTCCACAGCGCGATATAGAACTACCGGATGTTCCTGTGTTCACGCTCCAGGGAGGAGGCGAATATATCCAGTTCCCAATAGCAGAGGGTGACGGGGCACTGATATGTTTCTCGAAAGATTCCGCTATTGACTGGCTATCCGGCAATGAAATATCATCATCGTTTACGTTTTCTTTAGATGGGGCGTTTGCGCTTGTCGGTATTGATCCGCTATCAAGCCCAAAGCCGATTGTAGCAAACACGACACTTACAGTCACAAAGGTGAAGATCCAGAACAGCACTGCGGAGCTTATCGCAAACCTTAGCGATACGTTACAGCAGGTTATCGACGCGGTGGCAGCTATTCAAGTATTGACGGTCACATGTGCTACCGCTGGCTCCCCTTCATCTGTCCCAATTAATGCCGCATCATTTGCAATCATACAGGCCAACTTGGAGGCAGAAAAAATTAAATTAGATTCATTCAAGGTGTGATTATGGACTATTTAGCAGACGAAGTATCAGGCGGTGTCTTTGACATACGCCTACCACTTGAAAAAGTAGAGGAAGAAGCAGCATTACTCTTTCAGCAAGTTGACCTTTTACTTAATACATACGCCGAAGAGTTTCTTTATGATACAACTTTAGCAATGCCTTATGCTCAAATTTTAGGCAAACAGATCAATGCTTCCAACCTAGAGGCTGTTTATTATGCTAAAATATCTAAATTAGTCCACTTTAAAGACTTAAAAGATTTTACGGTAGAGCGGACATCGAAGCGGGAGCTAAAGATTAGCTTCAAGGTGGTAGCCTCAAATGGGCAATCGAACAACTTCATTTTTGTAGGATAAAAGAATGCTAATAACACCGACAGGGCTTACGGTTGAAACCTATGACGAACTATTAGCACAAAATATCACCCTTTGGGGGACTACAACCGGCGAGGTTGATGTAGCACCTTCTTCAGCATCAGGTGAGCTTGTGGCAATCACAACGGAGATGGAAGCCAGAAGCAAGCAGGACATCGCAGATGCTTATGCACAAACTAACCCATCTACTGCGACGGACACTTACCTTGATCTTTGCGGCGCGCTTATTAATATGCCAAGGCTCAAAAACGTAAAGACAATTGCCTATGTTACTGTAACTGCTACAGATGGATATTATGTTGATTCAAACAAGTCATTTACATGTGTTGACAATGGAGAGATTTTCTACTCACAGCACAGCGCAACCGTAGCAGGAGGAGTGGCTTATGTTTCTATCGAGAGCCAGAACATCGGAGTATCGTGCCCAGCTGGGACAATAGAATTAACAGTCCCAGAAATCGGCGTTGTAGTTACAAACAATCGCGCCGGGAAGATAGGATTTATTTCTGAGCCAGACATAGACTACAGGGCGCGGATACAATCATCAGGGACTCCAGCATCAACACACCTAAAAGACGGCCTATATCATACTCTTTTGTCGGTTGATGGGGTGACAGATGTTAACATAGTGGACAATGATACTGATGTGCCCATGTTCGATGTCCCGGCCCGTAACTTTTGCGCGGTTGTTCTTGGTGGAAACCCTGCCGAATTTTGCCGATACATTTATGCAAGCATGGGGGGCGGTAATCCTTCATTCGGAACCACTTCGCAAAATACTGTAAGTGCATCCGGGCAGACATACCAAGTATATTACACACGCCCTACTGAGGTAGCCATTGCCGTAGCCATTACACTAACGACCGATGCAGACTTTGATGTTGATACCGGGGCCGCTACAGTTAAGTCGAATGTTGTAGATTACATTAATGGTCTTTCAATCGGGGATAATGTACTTATCCAGACGGTCGCAGGGCTTTGCATGATCAACGGAGTGACTGACGTTTCAGTGACGCTCAACGGGTTCCCTGTTTCAATATTTAGCGACTATAAAGAGATTCCGTACACAACCCCATCAGCGGTGGTGATTTCATGACAAAAGCAGAATTAGCTATCACCCGCATTACTCCAAAGCTGAACTCTGAAAATTTTAAAAAAGTGGTACGCTACGTTAATAGTATTTTTGACCGAGATACCGACATCATAGATGTTATTAAAAACTCTCGCGATCTTGATTCTGATAATAGTTTCGTACTCGATGAACTTGGCAAGCTATTCGGAATTGAAAAGAGACCGACTATCACAGCTACAGGCACGGCAGGCGGATCAGTATTTGCCTATGACTTAACTGCATATGATGTTGCTGCATACACAGACGAAGAAGGCGCATATAGAGAATTGACAAATTCAGAATATTCACGCCTGCTAAAGGCAGTTGCTGTACTTAATGGTAGCGACGGATCAGTAGGCAGCTGGGAATTAGCATATTCTGCTGTCGGAGGTGGATATGGAGCATATATTTTAAATGACGCTTCAGTCATGAACGTAAACATCAACTATCTTCTATCACCTGACGAGAAAAAGATAGTCCAGATTTTCCAACGATTGTATAACCCACTGACAGTAAGCGTTAATCTAACAAGCACTACAGCTGAGGGCACCATGCCCTTTATTTTTGGTGTTACCCCGTTCGGGTATGCATCTTTTATTACACCCTGGTAAGGAAATTTAATGGCAATTGTAAACCCATCACTAATACCTGGCTTTGACCTGAATAGTACAAACTCTTCGGCCCCATCTGCCGGGCTTCAAACGGATGGATATGCATTTGGTGATATCCCAGCGTCATCAAACCATAACTATATGTTCAAACAGTTCTATGAATATTTGAATTTCCTTAAAGATAATGGTGTAAGCCGATGGGATGCTGCTACAACGTACAAAAAGCAGGCTATGATTGCGCGCAATGAGATAATTTACTTATCAAAAGCAGACGGTAATATCTCTAATGATCCTACTACATCGCCTACGCAATGGATATCATTCCCTGATTGGGTATACGCTCCTCTCAAAACTACATCAATTACAAATGCTGGGTCAAAATCAACGATAGCAGTATCTCCATATTTTGGTACAGTAGCGTCATTAAAAGATAGCCATACTTACTATATTAGAATTGAGACAGGAACGATTGACTTCCCAGCAAATGTTGAAATAAATATTTCCGGGTTAGGCGCTTTGCCAGCTACCATATACCTACCAACCCTCAATACACAAACAGGGCATATCTTAGCAGTTCAATATATCGCAGAGGTAGGGCTAGAGCGCTTTGTACAAGCAGGAAAAGAATCTATCGGTCTTGACCAGGTAGACAACACATCCGATGCGGATAAGCCTGTATCTGATGCTCAAGCTGTAATAAACGCATCAAAGCAAAATACACTTGGCATAATGATTTTAAAAGATGTTAGAGCATCCGGCACAAGCGGAGGCGCTTCGGTAGCTGGTGTATATACTACGAGGACGTTAAACACAACATCTGTAAACACAATAACCGGGGCTTCAAGATCAGGGAACCAATTTACATTACCTGCTGGAACATTTATCATAAAAGCTTCTGCTACTGCTTATGATTCTGGTAATCATAAAGTTAAAATGTACAATATTACTAACTTAGCAAATGCGATAATAGGAACTTCCGAACGAACATCAACTGCGTTCCTTACAACTTCAAGAAGTTTTATTGAAGATGTAATAACAATAACATCGGCTAAAACATTCGATATTAGGCACTGGGTTGAATCCAGCAATGCAAATGGTTTTGGTATCCCAACTTCATCAGGGGATAGTGAAGTATATGCAACAATTGAAATAATTCAAATAGGGTAAGGAACAAAAATGGCTAATCCAACACTACTTCCTGGGTTCGATACGAACAATACAAATAGTACAGTAGCTCCAGGAGCTCCAGTACTTTCAGATGGTTATGCCAATGGGTCAACCCCACTTGGACCAGACTTCTCCTATATGCTTCATGAACTATACAATGCAGCAAATAAAAATAAGGTTGACGGGGTATGGGATTGGGACTCATCTGTAGCCGCTGGTGGAGGGTACGGTTTAACTTCAGTAGTTAGGCACTTGGATTCGATATGGATTTCAGAATCAGCATCGAATGCAGATACTCCAGGCGCAACATCTTCATGGACAGAATTCATGGGGCTACTGGTAAAGACATTGACCCATGATATTACAGTAGACTCAGACTATACACTTACAGCAGCAGAGAATGAGTATGGGCGTTTTGTCATAACCGATACACTGATCGTACTTACAACAGCTCGCAATATCATTGTAGACACGAAGCAA